TGTCACCGTCTGGGTCAGCACGGCAACCGGCTTTTGCAGGGAGCGGGTGTAGGGCAGCGATGACGCGGCCGTTTCGGTTACTGTTCCGCTCATGCGCTGGTCCCCACTTCCTGGCAGAAGTCGCCGGTGAATTTCAGGCCGCTGATCTTGCCCTCGTGGATCTTGACCGAGGGATCGTCGACCTGGGTCGCGCCGGCGATCAGATACGACTTGCCGTTGTTCAGCAGCACCTGGAACGGCGTGTTGACCAGGCCTTTCAGGCCGGTGACGGACACCGTGGCGGCGTCGAGGGCCTCGAATTCGACTTCCGGCAACTCCCACTTCGTGGTGAAGCCGGCGGTGCCATTCGAGGACGCCACCCCGGTGCGGACGACGCCGCCCAGCTTGATGGTGATTTCGGCGGAAACTTCATAGGTGGCGCCGCCGATATAGATGCTGGCGACGCCGCCGCGTTCGATTTGAGCCATTTTCTATCCCTTAGTTGGAGGCGCCGGCGGCGGCCTGCAGGTGGAACTGGGTCAGCACCGCGAAAATCCGCAGGCCGGCGACCAGATACGGGTCGAACAGCACATCGACCCGCGTCGGATCGGTTGCGTTGATCGCCACGGACAATCCGGCGGCGAACAGATCGGCCCGCTGCACCCAGTTGAGCACCGCCATCTGGGTATAGGCGGCGATCAGGATGCCCTGGATGATGGCCGGGGTGACCACAACCGGCGTGGCGCCGGACGGGGTCGCCGCCAGCCGCGTGCCGTCGGCCGCCAGCAGCGCGCGCGGCAGTTGCTGGGTGATCGCGCTGTTGAGGAAGCGGATCACCGCCATCAGCAGGAACATCGTTTCCGTATCGAGATACGAGGTGTCCGGCTGGGCGAATTTGTTGTTCTGATAGGTGGTGACCAGGCGGAGGATCTGCGCCGCGCCGCCGGGGCCGCGCACCGCCAGCGCGATGCCGACGCTCAGCAGCGCCTGCTGGTTGGCGAAGCCGATATCCTGGCCGGGCGGCTCGGGGCGGACGCCGGCGATGGTCAGGGTCTGCGTCGGCCGGTTCGGCTGGATCTTGATCGACGGGAAGCTGGCGCCGATGACCGCACTCGACCACACCCAGGCCGGGGTGGGCGAGTTCAGGTTGACGCCGAGAATCGTCAGATGCTGGTCGTTGAAGCTGGCGCCGAGGGTTTGCAGGGTCGCAACCGCGGCGCGCGAGGCGCTGAAGGCGTGGCCGTAGACCTGGGCCGAGTAGCTCCACCGGCCGGTGGCATCGGACAGCAGGGTGCTGGTGACGCCGAGGGCGGTGGCATTGGGCCACGGGTTGTCGATGGCGTCGAACGGCGCGGTGGCGATCCAGGTCGCGAGGCTGGTGATCACCGGGTCGGTGGCGCCGGAGGCCATGGCGGTGATCGTCACCGTCAGGCCGGCCGGCGTGGTCTGGCCGCCGCGGGCGCCGAGATAGTTCAGGGTGATCGGGATGTCGTTACCGAGCGTCCCCTTGTTGGCCGCGGTCAGGGTGACCGTGCCGGAGGCCGCCGCGGCGGTGACCGGCAGGCCATACTGGGCGGTGACCGCCGCGGCGAGCGCGGTCGCGACCTGGGCGGCGGTCATGCCGACGGTCACGCCGACTTGCACCAGGTCGTTCATCGTTCCGGTCGCGGTCGGTCCGCAGCCGATGTAGAGGAACAGCGTGCCGGCGGCGGTGGCGGTGCCGGCGATCGCGACGGTGCCGGTCGCGGCAACGCTGCTGGTGGCGTCGGGCAGCGCCAGGGCCCAGATCTCGCCGACCGGATCGTTGGCGCGGTAGGCGGCGATCTTGTTGGCGATCTGGCTGCTCGCGCCGTAGGCCTGCTGGGCCCAGGCGACCGAGGGGATGTACGTCGGCACCGGCGTCGCCGGCACCGTCGCCACGGCCTGGCCGATGATCAGCGCCCGTTGTACGGCGGGCAGCGAGGCGCCCGCCTGGGTGTTGTCAAACTCGGCGTAGAACAGCGGCACCCGCAGGTTCGGCGGGATGTAGTTGAAATTCAGTCCCATGCGAGGCGCGCCTTTAGCTGGAGGAGAGCGTGCCGCCGGAGGCGATGGATTGCGTTCCGGCCGGCGGGTTGGTGGTTTGCGTCACGGTCACCAGGGGTGTCGTGACGCGCGGCGGGTAGATTTCTTTCCAGGTGCACTCGATCATCACGCGGGCGTCGCCGAGCACCCGGCGGCCCTCGAATTTGAACGAGCGGGTGACCTTGACGCTGGCGATGTTGGCGCTGAGCGCGACCCAGACCGGGTCGCCGAGCAGGCAGTCCTTGATCTGCGCCACCATGGTGTCGATGTCGGCCACCGCGTCGTCGCGTATGGCGCGCTGGGCAAGGGCCTGGACGATGAAGGTGGCGGTCACGTCGAAGGCCGGCGCGGTGCCGGCGGAGCTGGCGGTAGTGCCGTTGTCATCGGCGAAGATGACGATGCGCGGCAGGTCGCCGTCCTCGACCGGATCGACGCGTTCCGATTCGACCGGGACGGTGACGCCGTCGGCGACGACGCCATAGGTGGTGAGCGAGGTCACCGCGCCCTGGCGGATGATCGCGGTCTGGTCCTGGGTGGGGTTCGTCACGAGGCGACCGGGACCGGCGGCAGCGGCGCGGCGGTCATCTGCGAATCGTCGGCGAGGCGGATCCGCACCCGGGCGCCGCCGACGCCGTCGGGATGGGTCTCGGAGGCGACGTAGGCGATGCCGCGCACGGTCCAGGAATCGCCCTGCGCCGGCGTGCCGCTCATTTGCGACAGGCGCACCGACAGATAGGTGGTGACTTCATCGACCTCGGTGCCGTCGAGGAACTTGGTATCGATGGCGTTGTCCCAGAACACGGCGGGGACGGTTTGCGAGAGGCCGCCGGCCGGGGTCCAGGTGACGTATTCGCCGAAGGCGTTCATGCCCGCGGCGATCACGGTGGCGTCGAGATCGATCAAGGATGTTCCCCCGTGCGCATGGCCGGATTTGCCCGGCCATGCGCGACTGACGGTGCAGTGATTACGCGGCTGCTACCTTGGCTTCGGCCTCGACCGCGGCGGCTGCCGCCGCCTCAGGCCGCGCCGTAGCCGCTTCATGGCGGGCCGCCGCCGCCGCGAAATGCGCCTGCAGCTCGGCGGCGTGGGCGGGCGGGAGGTTGAGCGTATCGCCCTCCCGGAAGGCATGGTCGCCCATATGGACAACCACGCCGGCGGTGACCGGGACGGCCACCATGGCGTGGTCTGCCATTACGCCACCTTGGCGGCGAGCAGGGCGTTGACGCGCGACGGCACGACAACCGGCGAGGACTGCATCAGCAGGTGCCGGCGGGACGGGTTTTTCTCGACCCAGGTCTTCGGCGCGAAGGCCAGCGCGCCGTAGGCGAAGTCTTCGTCGTAGATCGACCCGAAGGCGCGCACGCCCTCGAGGGCGGGGGAGCCGAACAGCACATAGTTCGGCGGCAGCATGGGCGCTTCATATTGCAGCGAGACGCCGCTCGCCGCCGCCGTGGTGGCCTGGTTCAGGGTCGCGGTGGTGCCGGAGACGGTGACCGTGGTGCCGCTGGCGATGCCGTTGCCGACGGCCAGGGTCGAACCGGTGACCATGGTGCTGCCGGCCGGGATGGTGATCGTGGTGACGCCCGAGGCCCACGACACGTTGTTGACCTGGTCAACATACCAGTCGTTGTAGACCCACACGCGGTAGCCGCCCCACTCGCCCTTGTAGACCGCGCCCTGGATCGGCGGGGTGCCGCCGAAGTCGATCCGGCTGTCGCCGGAACGGGCATACCAGACCGATTGCTGGACCCGGAAGTCCAGCACGAAGGCGTTGAAGGCGCTGGTGGTGAAGACGATGTCGGACGGCGCGCGGCCACCCTTCTGCAGCACCGTCTGCGCCCACAGCTCGATCATCGCCGACGGCGAGACCGTGCCGGGGGCCTCGTTGGTGCCGATGTTCGCCGGCGTCCAGGGCGTGTTGCTGCCGGTGCTGGCGGAGATATCGACGGTCAGCGCCGGGTCGCGGTTGAAATTCAGCAGCACCGATTCGTAGCCGTCGCCGGAGACGGTGTACTGCCCGTAGGCCAGCGCCTGCGCGGCCATCCACTCCAGGCGCCGCTGCACCATCTGCACCTGGTCTTCCATCTCGAAGGCGAGGTTCTGCTGGATGCGCGCCGCGGCCGGGAGGTTGCCGCCGATGCGCTCGCCGATGGCGCGCAGCACGGGCTTGCGGAAATCCGGGGTGCGGAGATCCTTGATGTAGGCCGGGCGGAAGGTGTTGGTCTGGATCTTGCGGCCCTCGACCGGCTTGCCCTCGACCAGCGGCGAAACGAATGGCGACATGCGGCGCAGACCGACATCGACGTCGATCGAGACGTATTCCGTTTCGAATTCGACGACGTTCGGGAAGAACGTTTCGAGCAGGAACTGGCTGGGCAGTTTCAGGTTGCGAACGACGTGCACCAGCACGTTCGTATCAAAGATCGGATCGATCGACATGTGGTGTCAG